GCTCAAAGAGCTAGGCCTGTCGTATCGGAAATTCGAAACCTATCTCGATACTGAAAAAATGTATCAGATCCTTTATGAAGTCCAACTAATAGGAGGTTAAGAGGATGAGCCAAAACAAAGTTACATTCGGTTTGGATAATGTGCATATCGCGTTTTTGGTTGACGGCGCCACTCCGACGTGGGAAACGCCGGTGAAAATTCCGGGGGCTGTCCGGTTCGCGCCGGAGCCGCAAGGGGAAGAAACAACATTCTACGCCGATAACGGGCCGTATTTTACTTATACTTCGAACAATGGATACACCGCAGAATTAGAGATGGCAAACCTGCCGGATGATGTCTTGGCCGAAATGTTGGGTTGGGAAATTGATTCGAATGGGATGTTAGTGGAAACGACGGATGGGACACCGAAGGAATTTGCGTTGCTTGGCCAAATCCTCGGTGACAAGAAAAACCGTCGTTTTGTTTATTATCGGTGCAAAGCGTCGCGCCCGACGGCAGAACACAATACACGCGGGGAGTCGGTTGAGCCGACAACGCAGACGCTTAATATTACGATTTTGCCGATCGAAATCAACGGCAAAAACGTTGTCCGTGGCGTGATTGAATTGAATGACACGAATCAAGCGATTTATGATGCTTTCTTTAGCACGGTGACAGTGCCTGGCGCAACGGCGGGGGTGTAATGAATGAGAACCATTAAAATCGGTGAAAAGGAAATCGGGCTGAAGGCTACGCCTTTGGCCCTTCTTTATTATAAGCAGGAATTTAAAACAGATTTGATCGGCGACTTGCTAAAAATGCAGGAACTTGCCAATGACCCGTCAGCACTTGATTCAGTTGTCCTCTTACAAATTGCATGGGCGATGAACAAAGCGGCGGAGGGAAAAGGTAAAACATTCCCGCATTTCGAATCATGGCTCGCTCAATTTGAGTACGTAGATTTTTCGGATGCCAATACCATGACCGCGATCATGGATGAAGCGGCGGACGGATTTTTTCGTCGAGGCGCAGGACGAGTTAAGCCAACCAACTGACATAGAACCGCCGGAGCGTCCTGATTTAGAGTTGCTTGTGATCGGGAAACGCGCCGGCCTTTCTTTTGATGAGATGAACGAATTGACGGTTAACGACTTGATTAAATTTGTCAACATCTATGTGGATATGGAAACCGGAAAACGAAAACAGCGCCGTAGAATGGCGACACAGGCGGATATAGACGCCTTTTTTGCATAAGGTGGTGAGAAATATGGCCGAAACGGTGCGTGGCATAAACGTTGTCATTTCAGGTGACACCACAAAACTAGGGAAAGCCCTAGAGGACGTCAACAAAAAGAGCAAGGATATTCAGAGTGAGTTGCGACAAGTCGAGCGTTTACTCCGGTTCGACCCATCCAACACGACGCTTCTTGTCCAAAAACAACAACTCCTTTCCAAAGCGATCGAGAACACGAGCGAGAAGCTGAATCGTCTAAAATCGGTTCAACAACAGGTGAACGAACAATTCCAGCGCGGAGAAATCAGTGAAGGACAATATAGGGCGTTTCAACGCGAGATTGAAAAGACGGAAGGACAACTGCGGAGTTTACAAAGCCGTCTTGAAGAAACAAACGGCGCGATTAGCAAGCACACAACCGCGTGGGGGAAATTGCAAGAACGACTTTCAACAGTCGGCAACAACCTTCGTGATATTGGACAACGGATGCAAAACGTCGGCCAATCCATGGCCGCATCATTTGGAGCGGCAACGGCGGCAATTGGTGGAGCCTTGGGTTTCGCAGTCAAAAAATCAATGGATTTTGAGGCTCAAATCGACCGTGTTGGAGCCGTTGCTGGCGCTACTCCAGCCGAAATAAAAAAGTTGGAACAAGCGGCTCTTGATCTAGGGGCGTCGACATCGAAGTCAGCTACTGAAGTGGCACAGGGAATGGAGATCATGGCCGCGATGGGGTATAACACAAATCAAATCCTAGCGGCGATGCCCGGCATCATTTCGGCGGCAGAAGCATCGGGTGAGGACATGGCGCTGGTCGCTGACACCGTATCAGCGGCGTTGAATGCGTTCGGTCTATCTGCAAGTGAAGCTAGTAGAGTGGCGGACGTTCTCGCGCAAGCGGCGAATGACTCGGCGGCAGGAATCCAAGACATGCAGTATACATTTAAGTACGCCGCGCCGATCGCGAGAACACTCGGCATCTCGCTAGAACAACTTGGCGCCGCAACGGAAATCATGGCGAACGCAGGGATTCGCGGCGAGACGGCCGGCACTACCCTGCGCGCTGCCCTCATGCGCTTGTCTGACCCACCGAAAGAAGCAGCAGCTATGTTGAAAGAATTGGGCGTCCGTATTACAGATTCAAGCGGCAAGATGTTGCCATTTAATCAGATCATCGCTCAACTGTCCAAGAGTACAGAGGACATGAGCAACGCGCAGAAACTTGCCGCGCTTTCGACCATTTTTGGTACAGAAGCCGCAAGCGGAATGCTCACCGTGATTGAAGCCGGACCACAAAAATTTGACGAGCTTACCAAGTCCTTGCAAAATTCATCCGGTGCGTCCCAAGAAGCCGCACAAAAGATGAAGGACAACCTAAAAGGGTCACTGGAAGAACTGCAAGGGGCATTTGAAACAGCGCAAATCACCATCGGAAACGCGCTTGCTCCCGCGATTGAGAAAGTGGCCGGGTATATCCAAAAACTGATTGACTGGTTTAACAGCCTTTCGCCGTCTACTCAACAATTTATTGCCACTGCGGCGGCTGTAGCGGCTGTTTTGGCCGGAATCGGTACGGCAATTGGTGTTGTACTTGCCGTCGTCGGTGTAGCGGCAAGTGGAATTGGCGCTCTTACAGCAGCGTTCGGTGCGGTATCCGGTGCTATTGCAGCGGCAGGAGGGGCGTTGGCAGTCATCACAGGGCCAATCAGTTTAACGATAGCAGCAATCACTGCTTTGGTTGTCGCAGGCGTAGCATTGTGGAAAAACTGGGACACCATTAAGGCAAAAGCAATCGAAATATGGGGAGCCATCAAAGAATGGTTCAGCTCAACGCTTGAGAGTATAAAACAATCTTTTAACAACGCATGGAACAATATTAAAAGCTTCACATCGTCTACGTGGGATAGTATCAAACAGACAACAGTCAACGTGTGGAATGCGATTAAAACAGGCGTGATGGCGATTATCACACCTTTTATAAATGGGATCACAAACCTTTTCAACGGCATGAGGGATGGCTTGCGAACAATTTTTGAAGGAATCAAACAGTACTTTTCAGGTGTTTGGCAAGCAATTAAAAACATCTTTCTCGGCGCCGTCCTACTTATTATTGACCTTGTAACTGGCAATTTTGAAGCTCTAAAAAATGACGCAAAAGCCATCTTTGAAAATCTAAAAAACGCGCTTTCTTCCATATGGAACGGGATAAAATCAATCTTTTCAGGCGCAGTTTCCGCGATCAAAGGATTTGTAAGTGCTGCTTGGGAAAATATCAAATCGACGACATCGACTGTGTGGAACGGCATTAAATCGCTAGCATTATCCATCTGGAATGGAATTAAATCTGCCATTTCAACAGCAGTAAACACAGCAAAATCAGCGGTAAGCAGCGCATTTTCCGCAATGAGAAATGCTGTCTCGTCCATCATGAGCAGCATAAAGTCCACGATCACAAGCATGTGGAATAGTGCTGTAAGTTTCTTAAAAAGCATTGATTTATTTACTATCGGAAAAAACATCATCCAAGGACTGATTAATGGTATCGGATCGATGGCTAGATCGGTAGCGGAAAAAGTGAAAGAGTTAGCGGAAAGTGTGCCGGCATGGATCAGAAAAATGCTCGGCATTCATTCTCCATCTCGCGAAACTGAAAAGCTAGGAAAATACACAGGCGAAGGTTTTGCGAAAGGTATTGAATCGAAGAAAAAGGATGTTGAGGCAGCATCGAAAAAGACAGCAGAAGCAGCGAAAAAAGCGTTCAACGAGGCTTTTGCTAAGGCGCAAACGAACTTCAAACTCGGAAAAATCAATTCTTCTCAATACATTTCCGAGCTTCGAAAAATCCAGAAAGAATATGCGAAAACACCTGAACATATTCGAAAGGTACAACTCGAGATTAAAAGAATTGAAGAACAGCGCGCAAAAGAGCAAGCTGCTCTTGCAAAAAAGCAATTCGAGGATGCGAAAAAGGCGATTGAGGACAAACGTGCTCTTAATCAGTTGTCACTAGATCAGGAACTCAAAGCATGGCAAGCTCTTGCGAAAAAGTACAAAGAGGGGTCGAAAGAGCGAATCGAGATTGAGAAGCAAATTGCCCGTGTAAAAGATGAACTTCTCAAGCAACAGTTTGAGAAGGAAAAGTCGTATATCGATAAGCGTAAATACTACAACGATCTTTCTTTAAAGGAAGAGCTTGAACTGTATGAAAGTTATATTAAAAAATACAAACAAGGAACAGAACAGCGTGAGTATTACGAACGTGAAATCTATCGTGTGAAAAAGGAAATTCACGATAAACTAACGGCCCTTAACAACGAATACGCTGAAAAAGTGAAAGAAATCAATGAACGATTGTACCAAGATGAACTCAAAGCAAAAGAGGAATACGAACAAAAGGTTAAAGAAATCAACGACCGTCTTGCCGAAAATGAACGCAAACTAACTGAGGAATACGAGAAAGCAATTGAAGACCGAACGAAATCCCTGTATAGCTTTGCAGGGCTTTTTGATGAAATCAAACGGAAAAACGATGTAAGCGGTCAAGGATTGCTTCGAAATCTCTCCGATCAGGTCAGCGCGTTCAAAGATTGGCAAACTAACATTGTTTCTTTGGCATCTCGGGGCATTGACGAAGGACTTCTCCAAGAACTTCGAGATATGGGTCCTAAAGCAGTGGATGAAATTGCTGCATTGAACTCTCTTTCTGACGAAGAGCTGCAGCAATATGTCGCGCTTTGGAGAGAGAAAAATGCTCTTGCGAAAGAGCAAGCTGTCAACGAACTCGAAGGTATGCGCCTAGAGACTCAAGCGAAAATTCAACAGCTAAGGGCTACGGCTAACGCTGAACTAGAGCAAGTAAGGATTGAATATATCAACAAAATCGCCCAGCTACGTGCACAGGCAGCTGCGGAACTTGAGCAGCACAAAAATGAATGGATGACGAAAATCAAAGAGATCACAGAAGGAACAAAGACTGAACTTAATCTTATGTCAGCAAGCATGGCGGACATCGGAAAAAATACCGTACAAGGGCTCATCGATGGACTCAATTCGATGATGGGACCTTTGCAAAAAAAGGCTCAAGAGATTGCTAATGTTGTACAAGCAACTGTTAAAAATGCGCTCAAAATCAAGTCTCCGAGCCGTGTCATGCGTGATGAGATCGGTAAATGGATTCCACTGGGTCTTGCAGAAGGAATTGAACGAAACATCAGTGCTGTGATCGCTGCTACAAAACGAATGGCACAGGCGGCGATTCCATCTATTCCTAAACTAGCGGCTGGAGCCGTTGGATATGGAACGATGCAAACAAACAACATCACTAAATACGGGAACGTCAATATCAACGTCACTATTCCAATAAGTGAACTTGAACAAATTCGAACAGTGAACGACTTTTTCAATCGTCTAGGAATGAAAGTCAGACAGGCGTAAGGAGGGAGGTGTATTTATGCCAACGCAAAATTTCAGAGTCGGGGAAATGCTGAATAAGCGCACCCGGAACTCAAAAACATGGATAAACTTCGATGGTTCATATACAACAGAGATTTATCCATACGATATTCACTACCAAGATGAAAATGGCAATTGGCACAACATTAACACTGACTTGTACGATGAAGCAGACTTGGACCAAGTGGATTTTCCGGTTGCGAAAGAAGGCGCTGAAGAATTTCGAATCATGAAGACAGCGTCTTTGAACATGAAAAAGAAAAACATCCTTGACCGTGACATGATGGACTATCAAGGATTGAAAGTGCCTTTTGACTGTCGAATCCCGAAAAACTTCAAACGGGGCTATACAGTCGGAAAGGGAGAAAACAAACTACGGTTCATTCCTGTTGCAGCCAGCCCAGCCAAAGGGTATTTGGAGGAAGGTAAAAAGAACTGTATACACTACCAAGACGCATGGAACGACACGGATGTTTGTCTCGAAGTCATGCCAAACGGTGTGAAAGAGACGATCATTTTAAAAAGTGACCGTGCGCCTTTTTCTTTTTCATTCGAGGTGGATGGTCCGTTAGAAGATGATTTAACCGCAGGGAATTTAAAACTTCAGCCTGCGTGGTTACAGGATGCGAATGGGGAAAAACGTGATGTTTCCCAAACAGTAAGACGTGAAGGAGAAAAAACTTATATTGATTTGGTTGCAGATGTTACAGGGTTGGTGTATCCGATTGAGATTGACCCGACTGTGATTATTTCGCCGGATGCGACAGCAGGTAAAGATACTTATGTAACTACACAATCGTCTAGTAGCAATTATGGTAGTCAAGGATATGCGTATGTTGGAGTGGGAAGTTCGACCTCAGATATTTTTTACGCTTTAATGCAATTTGATGTGTCAACTATTCCAACTAATGCTCACATAATACAAGCAACATTAGATTTGAACGTTTACAATGGCGGAAACTCTCTAAACTATGATTTTGGAATCTATCATGTGTTGAGTGATTGGGACGAAAACACAGTTAATTGGAATAATAAGCCCCCATTTGAATCCACGCCCTCTGTAATTGTCTCAATCGGGGCGTTTAGTTGGTATAGTTTAGACGTTACACCACTTGTTATTGATTGGGTCGAGGGCTCAAAAACAAATTACGGGTTATTAATAAAAAAAGAAGGGGCCAATGTCACGGGAGCGTGGAAACAATTTTATACATCAGACGCATCAGAAAGCAATAGACCAAAATTAACAATTAACTACAATATTCCGCCAACCGCCCCGACCGTCACAAGCCCAAACGGCGGGGAAACGTGGAATGCGCAGCATACGATTACGTGGAATCCATCAACCGATGTTGAAACAACACAAGGTTCTTTACAATACCAAATCCAACTTTCGCCGGACAACGGACAAACTTGGAAAGACATCGTTCCTTTAACACCACCGGGTGCAACATCATTTGAGTATGACTTTACCAACGAACCGGAAACGTCGCTTGCGAAAATCCGAATACGAGCATATGACGGCACATCATACGGCCCGTGGGATGAATCAGACGGTGTCTTCACGATACAGCACAATCAAGCGCCGACCGTCCCTACGAATCTATCGCCAAGCGGTTGGTTAGCGAAAGACCGTGGTTCTGTGATTCGTTTATCATGGCAACACAACGATGCGAACGGTGATCCCCAAGCGAAATTTGATTTACAGTGGCGATTACAAGGGGAGCAGACATGGAACACCGTAACGCAAGTAACGACGAACCAATATTGGGATGCGCCAGCTAATACATTCCCTCGAGGAACTATTGAATGGCAAGTGAGGACATATGACCAAGCTGGTTTATCTTCACCTTATAGCAACATTCAAACGTTCTTTGCGGGCGATAAGCCAGCGAATCCAACGATTATCGACCCTACTAACGGCGCAATCGTTCCTGTTGCGAATCCTGTTGTTCAATGGAGTTCTGTTGGCCAAACTGGCTATCATGTGAAATTGCTGGACAGCAACGACAATTTATTGTGGGAACTTCAAGCAAACAGTACGAACAAAGCCCAAACGGTACTATACGATCTGCAAAATAATACAGACTACAAGATTCAAGTGGCGATTAAAAATGCTGATAGCCTATGGTCCGATTTTGTAACGTCAAACATTCATGTTTCTTATACACCACCAGCAGTGCCGATTGTTACAACAACAAAAGAAGAGGGAATTATCACAGTCTCGATAGACAACCCGACTCCGAGCGGAACGGAGCCTAATGTGAGTTACAATGATCTTTACCGTCGGAAACAGGGAGAAACTGAATGGATTCGAATCGCAAC